ACATCAACATCTGCATTTTTCTTTTCCTCTACCGTTGTTTCGTCAGGAGATGGCATTCTACCATCCACTTTATGATATCTCCGAAGTAACATTCCCATAGTGCACCTCCATGCCTACGCTTTGAATTTTGCAAGGACTACCTTAGATTCATTCGAAAGTACCGCAGTATAATGCTTATCAGCAGTAATAACCGTTGTCTTTTTCAGAATGTCTCGATCATCCTCGATCATAATGTCACGCTTCATATAATATGTCAGAGCTGCTTCGCTGACATCTACACCATCGGCATCGGGATCTTCGTTTGGATCTTCCGTATCCACAACTACAATCGGGCAGGCATAGAACTCCGTATCAACCGTTTTGACCTTATCACCAACTGCAAGCTTATCAATACAATTTGCTGCAATAGTTGCAAGATGCTTATTGGTTCCTGACTCTGCAGTTTCATCTTTAACAATCGTAATTGTACCGGCATCGTTATCCTTTTCGTATTTGACAACTTTAACCTTCTTAGATTTCACGACCTGGCAACCGGCAATCTTTCCAATGGTTCCGTTCATAACCACATCCAGCGGATATTTGTTCTTATCCATAAAGTCTGCATCCTTACGAAGAGTCGCTTCCTGATCTGGATGAATAAAGAGAATCTTCTCCAATGCATCGTCAGATTCATCGCCAAACTTCGCATCTGCATCCACAATTCCATTGTAAGCAATCGCTTTCTCTGTACCATCATATACCAATTTTGCAGTACATAAGGCATCATAACCATCATTATCCATTTTTGCTGCAATCGACTTTGCAAGCTGATCCGTTGCATTACCTAACGGATCTCCATAACCGGAAAGTACAGACTCATCTGTAATCTCCACACCTTTACCGGCTTTCTTTACCGTTGCCTTTGTAGTAGATGCTGTCAGAACCGTGGTTCCCATTGCAACACCCTCGGCAATGTCTTCGGCATCTCCAATGTATGCATACTTTGGTACCGTGATCGTATCGCCAGGCTGACCAACTAAAGTTGTATCAATATGGGCAATCGGTGTAAACTTAATCTTCTTTGGCAGCGTGGCTGACACCATATCCGCCATAACCTCAGGATCTACTAAATTTGCTAATTTCGTCATTGGCATAATCTTTTACCTCCATAATCTCATGCAATTATTTTGCATATTCCTTGTACATTTCCGGGTACTTCTGCTTGAAAGCAACACGCTCGGAATACTTCATCTTTTTAAACTGCTCTCTCGATACCGGACAGTCATCATTTCCTGCCGGCGGTGCCGGCATGGACTTCATCCAGTCGGCTTTCATTGCTTTTTCCTTTTCCTCAATAAAGGTCTGCTGGATACTGAACAGCTCATCCGTGTCATTATCACACTGTGCTTCCGCTGCCTTTGCAGCCAGATTCGCAGGATAACCAAGTGCAAGGAAATTCTTCTCAAACTTTGTAATTGTATTTTCACGAAGCAGCTTCTGGAACTGTTCCTCCCTCTCGGCTTCTTTTTCTGCCTTTTCCTGCAAAGCAATCTCCTCTGCGGTCTGCTTTTCACGCAACTGCTTTTTATAGCTTGCCGCTTCACTTGTTGCCTTGTCGCTTGCCTTTTTCAGCTTTGCATTCTGTACTTTGAGCTGTGCTACCTGCTCCGCAAGACTGATACCATCGTCGTCATCGTTATCCGGATCTGTTTTATTCGATCCTTCGCCTGACTTTCCATCCGTTGTAGGTTCGTTTCCGCCATCACAATCACCGCTTACCGTTGGCTCTGCAAATAACTGTAAATTCATAGGGATAAACTCATTCTTCCTCATATCACTACCTCATTTCTGCGTTTTCAGATCTTCTCTGATCATAATTGCGTTTCTAATCTTCTCTGATTTTTCTATTTTCCGTGATACTTATACTGCGCTTTCTCTAGCGCACAACAAAAAGACGCTTACCTCTTCTATGAGATAAACGTCTTTCTTAATTATGTTATTTTTCGGATTTCTCCTTATATCAAATATAACACATGGAAAATGTGATATGTGTGAATTATTACGCTTCAACTTCGTTCAACAACTTTTCAGCATCTCCCACCATATCAGTAATGGTTTCTGCAACTACCTTTGCATCATCAAAAAAATATCCCGAAATTTTCCATAAATCTGCAGGTGTTGCTACATCCTGTCCAAAATACTGTCTCGTCAAGATTGCTGATAGTACCCTTGCCCTTTCCAGTAAAACACTCGCTTCCAAAACCTTTTCTTCTGATATATTCATAATATCGCTCCTATTCTTTATGCACAATAACTCATTGCATACTTCTTTACTATGTTTTCAAATATCGCTTTAAGCTGTGGCTTTTCGTATATAATTGCAATCTTAGTCGTTTCCTGCTTGATGGCAGTTTTTGTATTGCCTGCTTTTTCCATACGCTTCTTTTTGTTTTCCTGCAATCTTTTCAAACTACAATGTGCCACAGTTTCAAGTTCTCCGTAAAGCTGTGAATAGAGCGTCTGATACTCAATATCACTTTTAATAGAGATTTCACGCACTCTTGAATTGATTTCTGCTTTCCAGTCACCTATTGGCTGTGTAAAGATTTCTTTCATTGTATCTACTGTCTGCTCAACTTTGTTTATCTGTTCTGCCTGTCGCTTTTGCTCTAATTCCACTTTAGCCTGTCCGTCTGCTATTGCATAAAACATCTGCATCTGTGGAGATAATTGAGAACGGTCTATTGCTTTCTGCCTAACTCTAAAATAGCTTTCAACCAGTCTGTCATATACTTCCCATGCTTCATCAGTATTTAGAGATTTTGCGTGGAGAAAAGCTCCTTTTTCTGTCCAAAGATAAAATGTGTGAATATTTGGCAAAAGGTCAATTTGTCCGTTCGCCTTAAATTCCTTTAATTCCTCGCCCCTCAGACATATAAAATGCTTTCCCTCAATGTATCTGTCTTTGTTACGATTGAAATTCTTTGTTATTGTATCTGTTGTCGTTCCGTAACATTCTGCAAGCTGCTGTGTTGTTAGCACTCTGATATTATGGTATTCTGCAATTTTTAACTCTGCTGTGTTACACATATGTTCTACCTCACTTTCAAATTTTGATTGCAAGGAAAACCCAACTATGCTAATATATTTTATAGAGGATTTTCCTCGGTGTTATCAGGGTAATCGTGCGACCGTCAAATCTAGCGATTACTCTTTTTTGTTATCTGCTTTTTATTTAACTTATCATACTGTAAGTATTATGTCAATACTTGTAGTTAATTTTTCTCATTCGAGTTGATAACTTCATATTTTTGTGTTATTATTTAACTAAAAAGGAAGGAAGTGATCTCATGGATTCAAATATTATTTCAATACGAATAAAGGAACTTAGAACTTCTCTTAAACTTACTCAAAAAGATTTTGCCGCATCACTAAATATTTCAATAGTTAGTGTATCTTCCTATGAAACCAGTGCAAAAAAACCATCCTTAGACATTTTAATTAGCATTGCAAAGAATTATAATGTATCCCTCGATTGGCTTTGCGGACTTAGTGAAAACAAATCAAACGAAAAGAAGATTTCTACATATACAGATTTTATCAAGGAAATCCTATTTCTAACTCAACAAAAATACTCAGATTGGGACAGTCCAATCATTACCAGCTATTACGATTTTGAAAATAATAAAACTACACTTTATTCAGAATGCCCAAAGATTACCGATTTTTTCAAAGAATATGACAAGATGAATGACCTTTTGAATTCTGGCACCATCGACAGAGAACTCTTTGACATATGGCTGAATAAACAATTTGATAAATTAAACACTCCTATTAATCAAAATACTCCAGAATTCTTTGATATATTTGATATTGACTTTCCTAATGGTAATAAATCCTCTCAATAAACCTATTAAAATTCATTTGTTGCATAACAAACATACCAATAAAAAAGAGCCATGACGGCTCTTTTTATTGTTCACTCGTATCATCACCATTATTCTCTTCTTTTGCCTCAATCAGCTTTTGCAATCCTTCTGGCAGAAGTGGAGCATTTTCCGAAAATGGAAACATGACTTTGATTTCCTGTGGTGTCTCTATCGCTGAATATATTTCTACACCTTTGTCGATCAACATAGCCATTTTATCAATAGAACGTCTTGCTCTGTCTCTGTCTTCATCATTTTCCAAAGAAATTCCACACTCACCCTCTAACTCAGACACAGCATCATCTAACATTTTTTGTTTCATTTGCTTAAAAACATCTATAACCTCTTGCCCAACATCATTCTTTTGTCTCATTGTCTCCAACCACTCATCCTGCATTTTTGTAACTTTATAATTAGATTTGATTTTAATGGCAACTTCTGATAGCTTGGCAATCGTGCTTAATATAAGATGTTTTCCTGCTTGAGCCTTAATAAAGAATGATAACCACATTGATCCGACATCCACAGTATTAAAAACAATCTCTTCATCCGTCTGGCTAATGAACGGACATTGACTAAAGATAAAATCAATGTCTTTCATATATTGTATGTATTCCTTGAATGAATCACATTTAGGAATTTTCACATCTAATCCCTCTTGTGCATCTCCATTGTCCAAAGATTCGTATAATTCTATAATCACATCCAGTTTAGCTATCAATTGGATATTGGCTCTTCTCAAATTGCCAACTACTCCTTCTGAAACTTTAGGTCTTAGATCTGAATGCACATATGCCGGTACATAATCCAATATCTGCTTAACTTCATTGTTCAAAAAAGAAATTTTTCTAATAATATCATATGACTGTACAGCTTTCTGCCATCCCACCAAAGTATAGTCATATCTTCCATTCGCATAACTATTGCGGTCATAATCTAAATTTTTAATGCCATCTATAGACATTTTACATAAATAATATATATTATATAATCTCATTACTGCTACCTTTCCCATTTGTAAATAACCTGTTAATCATTTGCATACGTTTCCTTTAAAGAATTCTTACAAAAAATTTTGTTCCAAGTCAATATCTATCCCCATTTCTTTTAGATCTATATCATGAGCATATAATTCACTCTGTAAAATATCAAGCATTTCATAGTAAGCAACCTTTCTTCCTGCTAAAAATACATCTTTTGCATTTGCTTTAGATTCTTTCTTGGCATCAGACGCATTAGCAACAAGGCGGGAAATAATATATTTCATACATTCCTCATTAATTTTTTCACTCATCATAATCACCTCTCTTCCTTAATTCCATAATCCTATTGTCAATTGACTCTTGAAAATTTTTAATTTCTTTATTCCAATGTTTCATTAAGCCTTCTTGTTCTCGTACATCTTTTGCTTCCCAATCATTACAATGAATTTCAGGGTGACTGATATATTGTTTATGTTCTTCAATCCTCTTTTGAAAATTTCTAATTGCTTTCTTCAAGGATACGTTACTTTGATTTTTTAAATCCTTTTCTGCAAATAATTGTAAATTCATTTTAAAATTTTTTGCACAATCTGTCAAATACTCCACCGAACACCGGCAGTTCACAATCTCCTCCAGTCCTGCCCCAAGGGAATCATCCTTTGGATACATCATCATATATTTTCCAACCCGAAACGGGCGGCTGATATCGACAACCTGTCTATCTACATCCGCATGATCTGCCCGGACTCTCTCATCCCGGTAGGACTTCCACCTCTTCTTGGTACAACCGTTTTTCACAGCATTGCTATATTCCTCTCCATTCAGGATTGCATTGGCTTCATTCTCTGCCACATTCGTAGCACGCTCAATAGACAGTGCATAGTTGTTCTGCGATGTCTTTGATGCATTAGAGTGATCCCTCTCCGATTGCGTCTGTGTTTCACTAGGTTCTGTTCTGCCTTTCAAGGTTGTTTTTACGATACTGTCACACACTTTCCGGATATATCGCTGCATTTTCTGATCCGGCTCTGTTACCTTTTTCACCGATGACAAATATCTCTTTTGAAATGTTTCTGACAGATAGTGATGATCTTGATTTCTCTTTGATAATGCAAATAAAAAAAGCACATCCGCCAGCAATAAATTTGCTAGACGGACACGCTTTTCTTTCTCTTCCTCACTGATCTGCATGTTTTCGAAATAATCATGAATCGGTATTTTTTTTCGGGTGGTTTTCTGCCGGTCATCCTTAGTTGTTTCGGTCTTTGAAAGAGTATTTAACTCATCAAAATTTGTTAATCCCATCGCTCATCCCTCCACTCTACGCATTGGCAAATGGAGTTGCCTGTGGTTGATCTGACATATCTGGCATGTTCTTTCCATCCATTGCAATCTGATCACCTGTTTTCCCACCTGTTGACGGATCTGTCTGTTCTGTTCCTTTCAACTTGCTTTCTAAAATTTTATTAACCATTTCTTCGCTATCCAAGACAAACTGCTGTGCATCTGTTGTAAAGCCTGCCAGCTCTGTTGCTTTGAGCAGATCTGCTCCATTCTGCACCAATGTTGCCCAAGAATTTACTTTCGTTGCCAAATCATATGTCCTGTTTCTATCAAACTTTGGTTCTATGTCTGCCAGTTTCAGATTACGGACCTCTTCCGGCACATCCACATCATTGCTGAAAATCTCCAACATAATGCGAATACATTCTTTTTCTGACTTCTTAGTCAACTGTGACTTTTTCAATGCAGAAAGCTCCGCTGCCTGCCATCCGTTTGATAAATTCATTGCAGATCCGGTAGAACCACCGCCCTGTTCCTGTCGTCCAGGTACATTTGTCTTTTCATGAATACGATCAATAAAATTCTGTGTCAGCGTTTGGATTCCATCCTGCGACATCTCTTTTGACAAATATGCCATTTTCGGATCATGACCATTTCCAGTAGACTTTGTTTCAATCAATGC